GTAACAATGCTTACACCGCTTCCCATTGTGTTGTTGTGAGTCGCGTGTATGCCGCCCTTCCATCGATGCTTGACCATCACTTTGTCATTTAAAAAACAACTTGTCGTATGTTGCCAATCCTCAAAATAGTCAATTAGATTAAAGCCTTTGATACCGATAAACTCTGGAGCCATTGCCGCCAGGCGCATATTCATGCGAGCATCATGGTTTCCAAGCGTCCAGATTAGTTTGCACTTGGGATTTGCAAGTTTAGCCGCGTCATCAATTTCGCCCAAAAACATTTCGCATGCTTTAAGCTCTTCTAAAACAGACGGTGTTTTTTCCCACCCATTTGCAGGATGCCTGCTGATACTGGCCCCATCAAAAGCGTCACCATTATTTACCACTACGGAGGGTTTTAGCTCTTCAATAAGCCACAACAAAGCCTTGAAAGCTGTTGTTCGACGGCTAGGCCAAAAATGCGCATCACTGAAGACTATTACGGTCCCATTTAACATTCCTAAATTTATTACTGTTGGGGATGTATAGACTGAGTTCGCTTGGCCATAATGCGTGTTGTGATACGGCGTGGCCACAAGTTGTATGCTGTGCTTGCGTTCAATGTTTCGCCTACGTTTATTTGCTTGCGCGACACTCATACCGACAATCAAAGCAACTTTTGTAACGCTTTTATGCGAAGTCATCAGCTCAATAAATTCTTTGTCAGTTACTTTTGATAAAGCCATTTAAAATCCCGTTTGTTTACGCTAAGGCGAATACGTCATCGCTTAACGGAATCTAAAGATAATTTTCTAACCTCGGCAACCCTGCGCGTCCAACCCTTGCCAAATCTGTCAAAATTACTTAGCGACTCCAGAAATTTCTGTCGTTTGTCGCAGTATATGTTGATTAGCTCGGCTGGCGTATGAGCCGCTACAGCGCTTAAAGTGTTTGGCCCAATAGCTCCATCAGGGATTGCGCCAGCAGACTCTTGTAGCCACTTTGCAGCGCGTCCTGTGCCACTATTTATGGCTGCATCAAAGACACAATAGTTCAATCCGTCTGGTAACTCATCGGCTTTTACTCTGTCCCAGTATTTTCGCTTGTAAAGCGGCTCAACGTCCAGTTGCGTCATCGACTTCATACTGCCGTCTTTTACTGCGTGACCCAGCCACTCCTCCCAGACAGCTTTTGTAACACCTAAATTTGTCTCACCGCCTGTGTCTCTTGGGTCGTTTACCCAACCGCCCTCATGTTTAAGTATGTGCGCCAGGGATTCTTTGTAATTCATAGTGAGTCAGCCGCCTTTGGTTTTATTTCAATGCAAGTCATATCAAACGCGGCAACTTCAGTGTTGGTTGCTAACTTACGTCTAACTTGAAAATTTTGGGCTTCGCACTGTTCAATAGAAACAGACAATCTGCCGCTGGCAAACCCGCAATTGCCGCCACTGAGACAAATAAAAACAACAGGCAGCCAGAATGACATAACGTACTCCTAAGTTATTTTCTTGCTCGTATCTCTGCAATTTTTTCAATGCTGCGCGAGCCAAAGTATGCGCCAAATACTAGCATCCCCCAGCTACCCAAAAGCTGCACATAGGACTCATTGGCGTTATATCCAAAAGCAGACATCATGGCAAACGTAAAGTAACCTGTAAAAATAGCGATTAGAGCCATTGGTCGGATGTTCTTAGACAGCCAAGAGTCTGACGACATGTCAGCCGTCCAGCGTGTTGTTACGTTGGTCTGCTCCGTCTTGTAGAGGTCGGTTTCATTAGCCATCTTTGCCAGCTCACCGCTTTGCACAAGTGCTGCCAGTTCTAGCTGCGCCTGAGCCTTAGCCGTTGGGTCGGGAATAAGTTTGTCAATCAGCTTGTTGCCAATCCCTAGCAGCGCGGTTAGAGGAAACATAGACTACCCTTTAAATTCTGAGACATTATTTCCCATTCAAGCCGCTAGCAAAAAATCCAACAATTGCAGAGGAGAACGAAACCACTGTCATGCCAAACCAAAGCCCGCCACGGCCTTTATTTGCTAACGCCACCAGCTCTTCAAGTTGGCGCTCAACCTTGTCCATTTTCTTATCCATGTCTTGGACTTTTTGCCAGAGAACGCCGTATTTCACAAGGTCAATCTCATTAACATCTGCCATAACTTGAGGCTCCAACATTTAAAGACCTTGGCCTGGTGTGATGTAGACCGTAGCTGCTGCGCTTGACAGGCCGCTAAAGAAGGTGTCTTTGTTGAAACGCAAGATTTCTACGGCACCAGGCAGCAGAACGATGGCGTCAGAAGGCGTACCAGCCACCGGCGCAACTGCTTTAGCAGTGGCATCGGCAGCAGAGACGCCAGCGCCTAGGAACACGGTTGTAGTGCCTGCATTAACAATGCGGTATTGGCCGGTTGCCTGCGGGTCAAACCGGACCAAGACCGGCGCTTGCACGCCTGCCGGAGCTGTTGCAGCAGCAGGAACAACAATGGTTTTGCCTTGCGGGTTAAAGGCAATTTGCGAATTATTAGACATGTTTATAGTTCCTTTAAAAAATTATAAGATTTACTTTTACGGTAATAAAATATATTCAGCAAAAAATGCACACGCTAAAACAGCTACGCTTGGCAAAATCCAATCAAGCAAGCCTTTTGTCGTCCAAGCCCTGCGCTGTAACCCACCCCACCAAGGCATATTCTCTCGCTTCCCACCATAATTATTTTTAATATTGCGATATTCAGCTTGACTTACTTCTCGACCCATATAAAAAGCTGTTGCAAAAATAGCCCCAGCCCAAACGTTTATCACAAATGAGATAATAAATTGCATAAGAATGGCAATAGGAATATGGGTCATTTTTTTTATGGAAGAATGCGCTTATTCTTGCGTCTAGTGTAGATGTACTTGCCAAGTTGAAACGAAAAATCCCAACCGTTGTTGTTTCCATTGTCAATATTATTGTTCGTCGTGTAAGCGTTCCAAGTCGCTCCACCAGTAGCATCAATGTCTTTGATGGTCAGAAAGGTTGTGTTCACTGTTCCACTAGCCTGCGACAGTGTTGCTTGAGAACCAGCAACAGTTGACTGAAGAAATTTTTGGGTTGTGCCAGGTGCTAAAAATGTCCCAACAGTGCTAGCCACCCCGTTTTTCAAGCTGATTGACCCGTTGACAAATACTAGCACCCGTGTAGCACCTTGCGTTAAAGCATCTTGGAAACTCCAAGCACCATTCACACCGTTGAACTGAAGTGCTGTGTCAACTGTTAAACCACCAGTTGTGATTGTCTGTGGTGTTGTTGCGGCAAAAGTCAGCGTATTGGCGGTTGCGGTAAACGTCATCCCTGAGTGCATGGTTAAGCTACCAAACAATCCACTGCTACTGGCGCGTATGAAACTTCCAGTAAACGCTGGTTGGAATGTTAAGTCATTTAGTCTTGAGCCATTCCCGCTCATGCTTACAATGTCGCTTCCAGCAATAACATCAAAGCTGACTGAATTTGCTTCTATTACCCCAATTCCTGCATTGATTGTGCGTGTTCCTGTCCCACCAGCATAAGTTAACTTAACACGAGGGTTGCCAATCATAGTAGGAGCAACACCACCGTTGTAAACAATTTGCGCGTTACCGACTACACTAACAATATAATTATCAAAATCAATTGTGCCACCAGTAAAAACTGCTGGATTAAAAACTAAAACAGTTACATCTTCACCGATAGTAACCGTACCACCGCCTGAGCTTGCATTAAAAACAGCTAAATCCGCAACGCCAGGTGCAGATGCGCCACCAGCACCACCAGTTGTAGCTGACCAATTAGCGGTTGATGTGGTGTCCCACGTTCCTGTTCCGCCAACCCAGAATCGGTTAGCCATTTAGCTTTACCTCAAAAACTTGACCAGTAATCAAACAGACACATTTAATTGTGTTGCCAGTAATTTTAATTATTTCGCAATTGTCCATAATTTCCTCACAAATTTGGTGCAAAAAGAGTCGCGCTGGCAATGATTGGCTTTTCATCAATAGCTCGGCGATGATAAAAAACAGTATTTACATAATTAGGCGTTGAAATTTCGTTGGTGTAAGGCTGGCCACCATCTGAGCTGAACATTCCCGCAATACGAGTTCTAAAACCCCACCGAGTAATGTTGTAAACATTGACCGCACTGCCACCCCCTGTAACGCTGCCAGTGGTTGATCCTGTGGTGGTTGTAAAACTATATACGTTATTACTTACAAAAGTAATTGTTTTAAATCCATTTAGCTCTGCGGTTGGTATACCATCAAAACCAACAGACCCAAAAATAAAAACAACATCGCCCGTTACATAACCGTGATTATTTTGAGTTACCCTAATAACTGTACTACCAGCTATGCCAGCAGTAAACATTGGGTTAGTACCCAAAGCAATTAATGGCTTGCCATAGACAGTTATACCTGTAGTGTCGTAAATATAGGGAACAATTATTCCTGATGGAGAGTAACCTGTTGACCCTGTTTTACGATCACCGCTGGAAAAAACAATGTTGCCGTCCGTTGTTTTAATCAAATTCGGTTGACGGCCATTTACTTTGAGTGGGTCAAGTAAAACAGCCGCAGACCATGTGACCCCGTTGTCAGTGCTGGTGCTGTAATAAACAGAGTTGTACAGGGACGATGATAGGTCTTCACGTACCATTGCCAGCCAATTTGCACTGTTCAAGTTGACAACGTCAGCTTCTGAGTAATATCTGCCCACATCGTTAAACATTACAGATACGCCTACCCATGTAACCCCACCGTCAGAAGAATCAAACAAAGCCGTTTGAGTCTTTCCCCCAACTAAAGCATAACCCGTGCGCCATAACTTACCGCCAGCACCTGTGATAGCTTTTGACCACAAATTGTAAGTGTTTCCGCCAAGCGTTCCTGTGCTTTGAACAGTAACAGTCAAAGTGCCAGCTACGTTTTTAATAGTAAAAATTTTTAAGACCACAGAATCACCAACAGCCAACAAAGACTGAAGAAGCGATGTGTTGTAAACGGTAGGAGCAACAGCGTCAAAAAACTTTACTTTGCTCCAAGTTAAACCATCATCATCTGAACGAATCATCCACTGCCCTGAACTACCGACAGCGTGTGCATCGTTATCAGAAAAAATACCAACTAGTGCAGAACCAATTTTTACAACAAACGGAAAACTTAAATAACGAGTTGGTTGAACATCGTCAATAATTTTTGTTTTAAAATTAAAAGCGTCTACAAATATAGGGTTTGATGGGTCACGCGGAAATATACACGGGTCACCACCAAGGTCTGTCCCAATTAACTCAAATTCTCTTTTTAGACCGACAGTAATAGGCATTAAATTCTCCTTTTAAAACACGCAACGAGCAGTCCAATGGCAAAGCAAAACATCACCCGCAGTAACTGCGCCATTGTTTTGGAACGTAACTCCCTGGTCGTTTAAGTTGTATGGCAAGCCGTTGACAAAAACCCCTGTTGTTTCATTTTCCCATCTGTTTTCAGTACCAGACAAAGGAGATTGCATCAAAACTTGAGGAATAATTGCCATTGGTGGCGTAAAGCGTACAGATGCTATTGCTGACGTAGTAGTGTTTGCATTTACTGCTACCACACGCATAGAGCCAGCTTTGCTAGTAACACCTCTTGGGGCTGCATATGAATAAGTGGTTTGATACCGAGTTTTAGATTTAACAATAAGATCATCAAATGTTTCTTGAATTACACCTGAAGCTGTAGTGCCAATTGTTAGGAAACACCCTTCAACATCAATGTAATCGTCTGTCCCTGCTGAACCAGTCCAAGGAACGGTAACAACAATAGACACTTGTACGGCATCCGCTGGTAACAATCCAGTAATTGCGTAAGGCGCATTCACGGCAGTCATACTGGTGGTCAACGTAAAGTCATCTTCAGCTAAAATAATATTGGAACTTGTATATTCGCCATTAGCCAAAACAATTGGCTGCTGTGGTTCTTTTGAGTATTGCAAACGAACATTGATGTCTGTACCTGTCCACCCAACATCTTTAAGCGCATGAAGTTGCAAACAAATGTCTTTTCCAAGCAAAGGTTTAGTTTCGGATTGCGTTAAATTCATCACCATCGTTGCTGACGCAGTGCTGACGTTTAAATTGTTGCGCTGGATGCGCAATCCAAATGGTTGGTATACGCCTTTTACGCTGTATAAAGTCACGTTGTCATCAGCAAAACCTATCCGAGCAAAAGTTGCACCACTGCCACCAATTTGTCTTGCGCCTGTTTCTGTTTTAAACGCATAGCCGTTTTGCCACGTACCAAAAAAGCCCATCCAGTTATAGTTAATTTTATTTGATGAATCAATTTCATTTTGCAAATCATCAATTTCATCTGATACATCGTTGAATGCTTGTTGAACTGTCATGCCAACACCGCGATAATCAACAGTGATGATTAAACCGGAGTACCTTTCAGGATTAGATGGTGCACTATAAACAACGCTGCCGTTTTTGTTCGTTACATTGATGCTGTAGTCACTGTTGACATACAGACGTGCAGGAGTGCCACTATTAGACGGGTAGCCATTAAGCGTGCGGATGGGCTGCACTGCCGCAATGGTTAGTGCTGCGTCCCAATAGACGTTGATCGGATTGACTTGCGGGTCAAGGTTGGCTGTGCCAATCCAGACATAACCGGACTCAAGCGGCTGGCCGTCAATGTCGGTAAAAATTGGGAATGGGCTGGATACTGACAGTGCGGACATTTATGGGGTCTCCGGGTCAAATTGGCGCTCGGCTTGAAGGGACGATTGCAAATACTGGGTTCGCGCGTCAAGCGTTTTAGGTAGTTTAACCGCATCAGCAAACTTTTGAAAGGCTGGTGACGCGGCTGTTTTACGAATAGTGCCTGCGCTTGGTGCTCCCTTGGTTGCGGCTTCAATGGCAAGTTTCTGGAATCCCTCATCAGCAAACAGCTTTCCTGCCGCCTTTACTCGGTCTTCAGCGCCTTGCGACATAAATTTAATAATGTCTGGTGCAACCAATCCACCGCCTGGAATGAAGCCGGTTGCCGCTGTTGCGGCTCGCTGCGTGATGCTGCTTTCCATGACTTTGCCAATTAGACCTTCGGCATTTGCAAATGCTTGATTTGCTTTACCAGTGGTCAAGACATTGGCTCTAGCATCAGTAATCCGTTTAGAGACCTCAAACAAGTCACGCAAAACAACAGACGAATCTTTACCCAGCGTGTCCACGATAATCTTATAGACGGGTGGGTTGGCGCGTAGCTTTGGGTAGATTGTTGCAAACTCTGAGAAACCAAAGCCACCTTTTTCAGCACCTCTGGCAGAGCGTGTAACAGATGCCAGTGCAGTGGCTATTGTTTCTTTGCGTAGGTCTTCTGGTACGGTCTTGAGTAGGCGGTTAAAATCGCCAGCGTCGCCCTTAGCAGCGCCAGTGATGGCGGTACGCATTTTATTAGCAATGCTGCCCTCAATGTCTTGGCCAAACGCATTGACAATCCGCTTGCCTAATGCTCGCTCTTTGGCGTAAATAAGGTTAGCTCCACGCAGTTGCTTGCGCAATTCCTCGCCACCAATATTACCCACGTTTGTCAGTTGGTCATCAGCAATTGCAGCATAAAGACGCTTGAGGTCTGCCTCGGCCATGCTGCCGTAGGGCGACTCCATATTATTAAGCGCCTTGCCAATCAATCCTTTTTCGCGTTTAAGTAGCCCGTAGGTCACATTACCGCGCTCAATCATGTTGGCCAGCTTGCGCTCGGCTGCTGACATGCCTTCGTCGGTGACTTCGGCTTTAATAGCGTCTAGCGTTGCTTTGAGCTTTGGCATGTCAACCACCGATGTTTTTGGCACTACTGCGTCAACCGCATCGTAAACTTTGCCTGCCTGCGCGTTAAGGGATGAACGAGTCGCTGTCAGCGAGTCCTTTATCTTTTGCGAGACCACGCCAGGCGCAACAGCACCTTCAACAAAAGTTGCATCAAACTGCTTTATTACATCGTCAGCTTTGTCCACGGCCTGCGTGACAGTGTTGCGCCAGCCTGCTTCAGCCTCACCACCGGCTACTGAACGTGTTAGCCCTGCGGCTGCTCGGACTTGCGGGTTGTCGCTGAATACGTCGGCTGGCAGTTCAATGCCAAGTCGCTGGGCTGCTTCTTTGGCCGCCACGTTGACTTGAGCAAGGTCGGCCAGCCGGTTTCTTGCGCCAGCAGAGCCGAATCCGGTGCCTGCTGCTTTTTGAACAAGATTATTGACAGATTCTTCGGTAACTTCTGCAACGATTGGAGCAACTGCTGGTGCAGCCGGCGCCACTGGAATCTCTGGGACTGCTGGCGCTACCTCTGGCATTGCCATGCCCGTTGGTGCTACAGGCGCACTAGCCGCTGGTATGGGCATAGGTGCGCGGCCTGTGACGCTCTGTACGCCTCTTTTTACAGCTTGGACAACCGGAGGTGCCACTCGCTCAATAATCTGCCCTGCTGGGCCTGTGATGGCTGCCACGCCAACGTCTGTAGGGCTGAATTCTCCACCAGTTGCAGCTTGCGTTCCCTCGATAACTGCTTGTGTCGCACCCGCACCAATAAATGCGCCTGGGATGGTTGCTGCTCGGCCTGCTGGCGTAAAGGCTGCAAGAGCACCTATAGCTCGTGGCGCATCGCCCATCGTAAGACCTGGTGGTATTGCATATTCCTGATTGTCAACTGACGAGCGCATCAAGTAATTGCCTTTAGCATCTTGACGAACCTGTACACCAGGAAAATTAGATTGCAGAATCTGCACCGTTTCCTTGGGGTTGCTCATAAGCGTGCCAAGCGCCGTTTTAAAGGATGCCACGCTCATTTGATTGAGTTCTGGCATTGATGTCCACTCTGGCAGAGTTTGGGTCTCTGGGGTTGCGCGTGCGCTTCCTGTGACCGACTCAGCAATACCTTCAAAAAACCCCATTTCTGGTTGTGGCTCTGGCGTTGGAGCCTCTAAAGCAGCAGGCCCACCACCGGCACGAATTGACGCAACCCGCGCTTTTAAGTCGGCTGAGTCTGGCGCAACATCATCTGGGATGTTGTTAATTGTGATGCCATCTTTTGTCGTGATGGAATATGCCATATTAGTAATCCACCGTAACGTTGCGGTTCGAGCCTGTGCCAGGTGCAGTCATACCACCTGGGCGACCTCCACTTTTTTCAGATTGCTGGAGCCATTGGCCTATTGTTTGGCCAGGTACAGACAAGAACCTAGCTTGCTCGGTGATGTAATCGGAGAGTTTGACTTGAGCATTTTTTTTGCGAGTCAGCCAGTCTTTTAATTGGGCTTCATCCATATTTAGCGGCAACGCAGTTTCAAGCGCCAGCGACAACTCACCCTCAGACAATGCGCCAAAGGTGACTGAGCCAATAATGTCAAGTCCAAGATTGCGCTGAATGTTTTGTAGCTCAATGGTTGAGGCTTTCCAGTTTGGAAACTTGCTGGCAATAACGCCAGTTGTTGCGCCTGCGTCAAGCGCGGCAACAGCAGAGTCAAGGTTTGAGATGTTGGTGGCAATCTTTCCTAACGTTACAAATGCTTTTTGCGCCTCAACTTGTCCAATTTCTCCAGCTTTTCGACTGCCTGATCTTAATCCCTGAATGCCTGCCCCAAATTCCTCAGACTTACGCACAGCATCAACCCTATCCTGTCCTGTTAGCTCTACGCCGTCGGCTCCAATAACCCTAGTTGTTCCGCTTTTTGTAACAATTATGGATGTTCCGTCTGGTGTAATTTTGCTAGATTGAACTCCATCGTTGCTGCCTTCTGACGCAATCTCTTTCTGTATTTTGCGAATATTTAGCGTTAAGGTGCGTTCTTTATACTTTTCATCAACGGCTGCGCTTCTTACTTGCGCTTGTGACAATTCACGTTGAGCTTTGGCTTTTGCAATGTCATCAGGTGCAGTTGCAACGGCAACCTCTGCGTCTGTAACTGCCTTTGATGCCGCAGCCACTTGCTGGCTTAGTTTGCTTGGTGCCTCTGCTGCTGCGACTTGGGCTTTTACCGTTTTCTCAAACCGCTCAGGGTCCATTGTGGACAACGCCATATTAACGCCAGCTTGAGCGGCTTTTGTGTTGCCAGACTCTAGTGCGGCAAACACTTGGTCATAAATTTGGGTTGGCTCGCCTGCGTTCTTTTTGGCCGCAATAATGGTTTTAAGTTCCTCCATTGCAACTGTTGGATTGTTGTTTTCCAAAGCCATCGAAACAGAAAAACCTTGGTTGAATTCATTTTTCACGCGTTCTTCGCCAAAACTTTGACGGGCTGACTCAAGGGCTTGCCGTTGTTGCGGATAAGTAAGAATCAACTTATTAAATGAACTCTGCGTTGGGTTGGCTAATGTAGCTTGCAGGTCGGTAGCATATTGCGCTTTTATGGCTGCGGCTTCTTCTTGTCTAGCTTGCTCTTGCGTGCGCTCCCTGCGTTGAGCCACGGCTTGGCCAAGCCCTGCAAAAGCAGGGGTAAGATCAACCATCTGCGATGCGTAATTGATTGGCGCTTGTAATGGATTGATGGCCATGTTTTAACCTTAAAAAGCTGCGATTGTTTTGCCAATTTGCAGCGCATCGCCAAATGCCTGCCTGCTTACATTGCCTCTGGCAATTTGACCTCCTGCAATAGCTTGGCCTTGATTGGCTAAAAGATTTGCAATATTGCTTGCAGAAGACATGCCTTGCGATGTTTGTCCGGCTGCCGACGCTTGGCCTAGCGAAGAGAGACCGCCAAGGCGACCGTATTGCTGCTCAATGAGCGCGTTCAGCATTTGTGGCCGGAACTGTGCAAGCGCAGCTTGAGTGTTGCCGCCACGTAAACCGCCTGTGGCTGATGCGTTTTGCAGGATAGCGTTTTCGCCTTGCTGCGTAAGTGACTGAAAAAATGGAGATTGCTCAAAGCCTGAGATTGCTTGTTGCTGCGCCTCTGGCCCCTGTAATCCGATTAAAGCCTGCTGGCCACCTAGAGCACCTTGCCCTGCGGTGACATAAGGTGCCATAAGTTCAACTAATGCGTCAAACTGTCTGCGCTGCTCGTCTATACCAGCTTGCGATGCTGCTGCCTGTGTTCGGCCTGCGGCTTCTGCTGCTTTTCCAGCTTGCTTTGCGCCGGTGATGCCTCCAACCACGTCACCAATTACGTCTCCAATAAAACTCATAATGTGCTCCAGTCTTGCCGAGTCATGCCCAGCACATAAACGTCTTTAATGATGCCGCCCTGCACACAAGCGTGTCGGCGTGTGCCTTCGTGCTTCATACCAAGTTTTATGCAGTAATTCTTTGCCGACTCTAAGCCTTCAATAATGTAAGCGGTCACGCGCAAAATAGGTTGGGCAAATGCCCATGCTAGGAAAGCGCGGCCAAGAGCGCGAGAGTGCTTAATGGCAGCTTTGTGCAAAAGCGAATGTAGCTCCAACTCAATGCTTGAGAAACGGATGGCCATAAATGCGCCAACAAAGTGACCGCCTACGGTTGCACTTAAATATGTAACGCTCGGATGGTCAATAGGCGCGGCTGGACGTTGGTCGTGACCCACTTTTGTGATGTAGGAATCAGAGTAAACCTCTTGCAAGTGCGCTGCTGTGATTCCTTCAGTGATGGCCGCGTTCAACATGTTTTCTCCGTAGTCGGAAAGAGTTGCTGGCGGCTCTGATGACTCAGCGCCTTTATTGTCGCACATTTCGGCATTTGGTCAATCTTCATACTCTCGGTCTTCCCATGCTTGGCAAACCCGCATGTCGTTACAGATAAAGTCCAGCTTTTCGCAGTGGCCACGGTAGCCCGCTCCCTTGTCGTACGTGGCAAGTGGGATGCGCTCTATTTTAACTTGAGTCATAAAAGAGTTGTCGTAATAACTGCAATTTGAGCAATGCCGACGACGGGCGTCCTTGACCTCACTTTGCATGGCCTTGGCCAAACCTACGTAAAACGGATTGTTCGCATTAGGCTCGTTTGTCGGAGCCTCTGGACCGTAATGCCAGTCTTGTACTGCAATGGCGTAGTTCTTGCGGTTTTCCTGATTGTTTATAAATTCATCTTCCATCGGCAGGCCGCTAAAGCCTTTCGGAATCATCATGAAGTCTTTCATCGGGCAGTTCCTTTAAGTTACTTCGCGGCCAGAGGCGCGGATGGTCAGCGCTGTTGCTGTGCCTGTGGTGCTGATAAATCCGCCGGTTGCCAAGACTTGGCCTACTAGCTCGGGGAAAGTGTAAGTTTCATCAGGGGCAATGGCTCGGCTGTCAACAATCAGGTTGGCTGCGCCCGCTGTACCGCCGCTGCTGACCAAGTTTACGCTGATAAGAGCATTGCTAGCCGTTGTGTTGGTAGCTGTGAACTTGTCAATGATAGCTGTGGCATTAACAACTGTGTATTGAGTGGTTTGCGCGGCCTCCATTTGCTTTGAGCCGATGAGGGGTTTTACTGTAACGGTCATAATTATCCTCTATTGTTGAACTTGCGTAACTTCTATTACCACAGCAGGTGCTACTGGTGCAAAGGCTGTAGCGGGTACGTTGTCAAGTGTAACGTTTGTGCTGTCGGCAGCATAGACTAACTCTACATATCCGTTTGCTGCCAATGATACGGCTTCAGCTACAGATAGCGGAGTATATGCGCCATTCACGCTCACCGTAACAATCCGCGCCGATTCTGGAATGTTTGTGCCGTTTTTGCGAAACCAAACCCAAATGTTTTTGTCTGTCCCAGAATTACTGCTAAATTGCAATGTTGCCGTAAATTGATACAGTCCTGACTGTGGCACAACAATCCTTGATGCGGGTGTGCCTAAAACGACACCGTTACCATTTCTGGTTACATCAAAAACAATTGGGTATGCTGTGTTTATTACCGCTGGGCTAGTGTCCGTTTCTAGCGCAAAGATGCCGTAATATTTCATTTGAGCAATGGTAGGTCGCACAAAGATGACACCCGTCGTTGCATTTGACACAATACAAGCAGCAATCGGTATGACGTTATCTGGTGCTGTAGGCTTAACATTAGTTAACCCACCCGCAACAGTAGGGGAGACGTAAAGAATATCACCCACGCTGAATGCACTGGTATTAAGGTCACGAACAAAGCCGAACGTTACGCAGTACCCTTTCTCACCTGAATCGGGTAAGTCATGCGTCATGATGCCCAAAATATTAAGGCTTGGTTGTGTTCCATTAGCCAAATAAGGAGCAACTAAAACCGCGTTAGCAGTCGCCCCTGCAAAGCCCACGGCTGTACCATTGGTAATCGTGACCCCAGTAGTGTTGCCAACACGGGCGTATTGTTCTTGCCCGATCTGTTGGGTAACACCGTAATCCATACCCAAGTTAAGCGTCTGGTCTGTATTATTCCAACCCATTCGCGCAATCTTACGAGCAAAAGGTGCACCTAATTCAAAGTCAACGTAATCAGCTTCTACACTGTTGTTGTTTTCAATAACAGGCGCTGTGCTTAACAGGTCTAATTTATTTGCTATGCGCTCAAGTGTGTCTAATGTTTGCGTAGCCTTTTGATCTGCAATGCTTGAATCTATTGCTAATGATTGCTTAATAGCTTGTATTAAGGCTAAAGCCTCATTAGCAGAGGCTTGAGAATTACCTGCTTGGATGCTAATGCCTGTGGTGTCGCTGGATGGCGCAACCTCATCAACAATTTCAAACAGCTTTTCAAACTGCTTGATCTGCTCCTGATTTTTCAGGAACGTGGCAAACTGGTCGCGGGTGAGATTTATCTTTTGTGTTGCCATTAATAGACCAGTGGCTCAAGTTGAGCCTCAAGACGGATAAATGACAGATGCGCTTGCGTGTCGCCACGGAAACGCTGAATCCGCCAGTTGCGCATGTGGCCTTGTTGAAACCACGCCAGGCGCTTGCGGCTGTTGCCGGTCGTGCCCACGCGGATGCCTCGGTCTTGGCTCCAAGACTGGCCGTCTGTGCTGTAGCTGGTCGAAATGATTGGGTTAACGCCAAGCGCTACGCTGCCGGTTAAACTTACAAGCTCCATCTCGTTAAAGATTGCGCCGTTGCCCTCGTTGTACACAATGAGCGTGCCAAACTCCCATCGCACAATCTGCGCCCAGTGGCTGCTAATGTTGTCGACTAGATAGCCTATTGCGTTTGACTGCGTGTCACCTACAAGCCACTTGTCGTAAGCCCAGACCATGTTTTTTGCGCGGTATTGTGCAAAACCAATTGTGCTGGTTGTCAGGGTAAACCATACGGGCGTTTGCAACGCTTGCGATGCGGTAGCGTCATAGACAATGGTTCTGTCCGGCAAATGGATGTAAAGGTGATTGTGGTTTTTGTCGTTGCGTGCCTCGAGCTTGACGGTAACAAGCTGAGCCTCTGTGTAGCCCAGCAATACTTGGTCAATCTCTTGCGTGCTAAGTTTTTGAGAAGTTGCGTTAACGCCAATATAAATGCCAGGCGCTTCATTTCGACCGCTGCCCAAGAAGGCGATTCCATCGAAAAATACGCAGCATCCAAACGTTCCGATTACGCCCTTTTGGATTTGAGCACCTTCGATGCGTTGGAAGGGGAAAAACTCGCCGCCCACGTTATCAAACACCTCAATCGTGTTGCGGTTTAGTGCGTAGATTTCGTTTCTCAGCTTGAGCAGGGCAACGATTGGGTCAGGGTCTACCTCTGAGCTGCCGTACTTTAGAGGGTTAACCTGCGTCGGGTCTGACAATTCTGTTACCACAAGCGAGCTGCCGTCTGTGGTCATGTAGTATCCATCTGCCCAGACAACATCGAGCACAAGACCAAGATCGGGGTCTGTTACCTGCACCAAAGATGATTCGTCCCAGTAGTAAAGCCGCCCGCCAGAAGCAATTGCTAGACGACCAAAGCCGTAGTCCATTGTGACCATTTCGTTGGTCGGGCCTCCTACATCGCCCAGCTCGGTTACAACGCCGTTGCTGTTGATCTCGACCAGCTTTGTGCCCATGACCCGATACAGTTCGCCGCGCCAGTTGATGCCGCCACGGTCAATGCCTGGGCCAGAGCCGTTTGACACAATGCCATCGCCTGGACGCAGGTAGCCCTTGCTGATGCCTGAGTCTTTTGGGACGGGAACGAGGTTGACCGGATACGACGTGCGCAGGTCTGGGCTGCTATCGGCAAAGATTCCGTTTAGGATTGGGATTTGCATGGCTTACCACTTGACCTTGTTGGCCCAGTACGCCGCGCTCATTTTGCCTTTTGCAATGTTGTCGGCGTGCCGGGCTTTGAATGATTCGTTCCGGGCTGAGCCATCGGGGGAGCCGGAAACTCCTTGCTGACCGAAGCGGATGGTCTTGACCTGATCGCCGGACTTGGCCACCACAACATGCGACTTAGTGGCGTGCGATGGCGTGCGCTTTGGCTTGTTAAAGCCTTCAACACCCGCGCGTGCAAGTCGTGTGTCTTTGGTGGCCATAAATTAAGCGATGCGATACCAGCTATTGAGCGACTGCACGAAACGCACCCGGAAGTTGTCTTGTGCTGCCAGAGTTGTGGGCACGCCATAAGATGCTGATGCACCATTCAGCGCGAGCGTGAAGGCGGTTATCTGTTGCGTAGTTGTGACCAGCACTTCAGTTCCGTCTGGCGTCTGGGTGTTGAGTGGCAGGGTGACGGTTCCTGTGGCCAATGTGCCTGCGGGTTGGATAAGCATCCATTGCTGCTCACTGACCGGCGTTGGCACAGTGATATTGAATCCAGCGCCAGGTGTGTAAAGGGTGGTTGAAACGGTTGGTGCTGCAAATACGGTTTGAAAGTAGGCCAGCAATTGGCTGACCGATACCTTGCGAGCATCGCCATTGTTTGGCACGTAAATCGGGAGTTGGTCGCCGCCAGAGACTTGGCTGAGGCTTGCGAGTTGATTGATGGTTGGCATGATTTAAACCTTAATATAATTCAATTTGACCGTCTTGACCTGCAAGAAGTGGGTCAACTGGCTGGCGAAGAAATGGGTTGTCATAAACGCGCCACGGTTTATTGCCTGCGCCTGCTGGCATTGTGCCAGGCATTTGTTGCTCATATGGCATAGCGGCTAGAGACAGCAAAGTGTTGTAAGACTCTTTGGCCGTTGTTTTGGTGTCTGGCATAACCTGCTTGCCGTAGCTGGGTGCCAGTTTGATGGCCAAATTTGTGTAAATAGCCTCAATTGAACTGTCAGGCACGTTGGTCTGCTCGTCTAAGTCGCTGTCCTGTGGGCTTGATGGCAGAGGGTAGCCCAAGCGTATGCCTAGCGCGTTCCATGCTGCAATCATAGTGTCCAGCCTGCGAACTGCTGATTGAAATTGCTCTGGGGTCAAGTCAAAGACGTAGGAGGCAAGGCCAATTTCCTCAAAGGCTTGCGTGACGAATTGGCGCTTAGTCCATCCCATTTCATTCTCCCGTAGTCGGTTCGGTCAATCTGTCTTGAATCAATTGTCCCAGTTTTTTGTCTCTTGTCCTACCGTCAAAGCGGATGCTCAACTCATTAGCCTTGGCCTCTAGCTCTGCGCGGGTTGGTGCTGCGTCATCAATGACTGGTTCAGGCACCGCCTTGATTTCTGGCTCTACCTGCTTCCAGCCTAGTGGCTTGGATGGCTTGCGCTTCTTGGTCTTTTTGGCCTTGAGCTTGATGCGCCAGTCTGCAACCCTCTTTGGTGTTGTAGCCTTGTCGCCTGCGGCTTCAATAGCGTCGGCAGATGATGCAAACCAGCCAGTGGCTAGTTTCTCGTCGAATTCCTCTTGCGTCTTTGCGCCCGTGTAAGCATACGTGCCGCCACTTGGCTTTTTATGTGGGCCTGGGCTGCGATACAGCATAGTTGGAAACAAGTCGCTCATTTCTTGGCCTTCATGGGCTTGGCAGTTTTCGCAGATGCTACAAAGTCAGCCTTGGTTGGTGCGCCTTTTGCACCAGGCTTTTTCATGCGCTCAGGTGTCTTGCCTGCGGCCTTCTGTGCCGCAATACGGTCACGCTTGGCATTGATATTAGCATACAAGCCGGCTTTCATTTCATGGCCTTCTTGGGTGCTTTGCTGGGCTTGCCTGCGGTCTTGGCTGCTTTGCGTGCAGTATTAAGTGCCACGGCAACAGCTTGCTTCTGAGGCATTCCTGACTTCATCTCTTTTGCAATGTTTTTGCTTACGGACTTGGATGAGTAGCCCTTGGTCAATGGCATGGTGCACTCCTTAAAAAATAAAAGATGAGGCCGAAGCCCCATCTCTTAGTTTAGGTTATTGATTAAAAATTAGGATGCCGCTCATTTCTGGCTGTTTGTTGACCACGCCAAACAGAGTATCCAATCGGTACTTGATCGTCATGGAGTCGATGTCGTAGAACTTCTGCATGACCAACTCGACACCTTGGTCGGTGGTGGCACGCATCACTGCGGTGCCAGCATCGGCTGGGATGGCGTAACGGCCTGGGAGAATTTCCAGCGAATCTTTCTGCCAAAACACGTTGATTGCCGAGGCACCAGTGTTTAGGAAGGTGATTGCTGCGGTTGCCGACTCGGTAACTACTTCCACGTTCTTGTACTGCAACTCAGCATCAGTTGGCGAGTTTGTAGCGCCAATGATTGGAGGGCTAATCACCATTGTGGTGCCATTGGTCACGCTAAGGACACGATATGTCTTTAGTTGGCCAGTAGACGCTTTGGTGATGTGGTGCACCGCCTCAACGCCGTCAATGGTGAACGCATCGCCAGCAACAATGCCAGTGGTGCTAGACACAACAACAGACTGGTAACGGTTGTCAACGTTGATCTGCCCACCGACCGAGGTCGATGTAGCTTGAGGAACGAAGTCAGCCTGTGAGCCATTTGTTGCAATAGTGATGGAACTGCCAGCAGCCACACCAATGCGGTTTGCATAGTCAAACTTGTACGTGTCAAAGCCTGCGACCATGCCAACAAAGTTGCGCTCGTAAGCCTTGTCAGACTTAGCATTGCCAAACGAACGGCTTGCTTGTGACAAGTTGCCAGCTAAACCGTTGTAATCGCGGCTTGACAGACCCAAGAAGCGGTCGTAATCAGGCACGCCTTGCTCGTTCATAATGGTGTCGCACAAGGAGACATCATCATAATCACCGGCAGCAGCACCAATTGGAACAACCAGCGTGCCTTGGGCGGCTGCTGTGTTCATAATCGCGACGTTGATGTCGGATGCGAGTTTTTGCTTGGCTGACTCACCAAAACGATTTTCTTGCAACGCATCACGCAGATCAAGCGTTGTCATAGTGAAAGGCACAGTCTTGCTGAAGCCAATGGTAGATGGCACAGACAACTGGGTCATGTTCTGGTAAGACGATGAAATGCTGGTGCCTGGTGTGCTGTCGATCGACTGAGCGATGTAAGGCATAGGTCTCCAGATGGTGTCGTTGGTACGAGCCATTTCAGTCTGGTTTGTGTTGTACACGCTAACGTGACGCGACAAAACCAATAAGTCTTGGAAACCTTCGAGGATGTCTTCGAACGCAACGCGCTCTTCTTTGGAAAATGAATTTGCCATGAGTGGCTCCTAAATTAAATAAATCATTTGGAAGCTGCTCGTTTCTGCGCTTTGTACTGGATGACTTTCGTCATGTTCCCAGTCTTCTCCGCTTCTGCTCGCAGCCGTTCAAGGGTTGAGTCCACCGCCCCAGATGTTCGGCCAGTACCTGACACAATTCTCTCGGGTGGCGGGGCTGCCTTACGGTTCGTAACTTTCAATTCTTTCTCCAGTTTCGCTACCGCAAAGGCAAACTTTACGGGGTCTTTGATTTCGGACAGCTCTTTAGCCTTCTTTGGGTTCTTACCGAGCGCGTAGACCACTAATGCGGGATTATCTGCACCTTGAAGCATAACGCCTTGCTGGGTGACGCTGAACAACTCTTGGGCCACGGCCTCAGCGTCTTCAAAGTCTTTGACCTTCAGCTCTGCTTTCGCTTTGCTGTAGCCGTCCAGTTTGGCTTGCCAGTCTTTTTGCTGAGTCATAACTTCAGCTTCTTGTCTGGCGTTTATTTCATCAGCGCGACGTTTACTGTCGAACCAATTAGTTAATGCATCTTCGTACTTTTCAGAGTCATAGTCGTGGTCTTCAAGGCTTGGCTTTTTACCTAATACGACTGGCTTGGTCTCGGTCGTAGTGGTTTGCAGCTTGCCTTGCAGTTCACGGTTCTGGCGCTGTAGCTCACGGTTGGTCTTACGCAGCTCACGAACCCACTCTGGGGCTTGAGTCTGTTCCTCGGGAGGCGGCGCTTCCTCACCAATGCTTACGATAACGTCGTCGGATTCTGTGTCTTCGGTTTCATCGTCCAACTCGTCGCTAGGCGCTTCGCTGGTTTCGACTTTTTCCTCAATAACCACGTCCTCGTCTTCGTTCTCGCTCACTTCTGCCTTGTTCATCTTTGACCCCATCAAACTCACCCATTGAACGGCTGGGTGGATGCCGTTGGTTACATTGTCGCCCGTTTTCGATTATCTTACAATAGGCGGTTTAATTTTGTGTCGGTTGTACCATACTTTCCATAACCTTGAGTGCTAACTCTTGCGTGTCTATGTCCACTTTGTTAAGGGTTTCAACAGTCTTAGCGCGTTTTAGTTCTGCGTCTGCAATAGTCTCAACAGTATCTGCGCGAGCCTTTGCCGCTTTAGCTGTGGCTTCCTCTGCGGCTGCCTGCAAGTAAATAGCATTGGGGTCTTGCGGTGTGCCTTGCATTTCTGCCATAAGTTCTTCGCGTTCAGCATCTGTTGGCTCTACAACTCCCATGCGGAGCAGCTTCTTGCGGAAATAAGCGTTAGTGTCTGCCAAGCCCTCACCTTCCATGTTCATCATGGCCATTGCGGTCAAGACTTGCGCGGTCTCTGGGTCTTGGGTAATCTGCAACATGCCGGTCAATGCGCGAACGGTAGCTTGTCTTTTGCTTGAACTAGATGGGCCAACATCAGCCACAATTTCAAACGTCGCATTGCTCATGTCATTTTCAATAACAAGAGCGCCGGATTCTTGGTTAATCATAGGCTTCATTAGCTCAACCATGCCAGACTTACCAACTGGTGTAATGGTCTTCATCTTGCGCTTGTCCTCAATGTAGACCTCTTTGGCCATTGACAGCCAGATTTCACCGCAGCGCTTCATGCCTTTTGCAAAGTTGCTCATGTAGATAAATGACTGCATATCAACGCGGGTCTGAATCATCTCCACCGCTTTGCCTGAAATGTTGCTAACCATCTTGTCGGCACCACCTTGGTTGCCCAAGATGTCCTGCATGTCGGTCTCGGTTATCTGCAAGAGCGCTGCCATTGCTGGTGGGATTGATGCGCTGCGGGTGTAGGCAACTGGGCCACTGGCTGCTTGGTTGCCGTTCTGGTCAGTGATTGGGTTAATCAGCAAGTACGGATAGTCTTTGAGGTTATCCTCTGCCCACATGACTTGATGGCCAGCGACCTGCTCAGGCAGAAGGATGGGCTTTTCAACGCTTGACAGTGCGCTTATCTCACCGAGCTTGGATAACTGCATATTTTTAAGTCTCTGCGCGTCCTTGGCCAGCCTGACGTGTCCCATGCAGCGCTCAATATTGTCAACAAACCAGCGTTTACCGTACACCACGACAATGGGGATGCACTTTCCTGCAATGTAGCCAGCGTCTTCCAGCACCTTGCCACCGGACAGAACGTACTTGTGCACGCGCTTAGTCTTGATGCGCTTTTGACGAATCTCCATCGTGCCAACAGCACTTAGGGTTTCCTCTAGCATCTCGTCGTTCGCAAAGTCTGCCTGGGTGTAGCGTTCTTCCTCGCCTGTAATGGTTTGGAAAATGCGTATAGTTTCGCTCTTTTCCTCGACCTTGTAATACTCGGCCACGTAAACAACGTCAGGCGTACACCAGTCAAACTCATACTGATGGATAATCTTTGGCCAGCTTGCAGGGTCATCGTTGTAGGCTTCTTTGTAAGCCTGGCGCGTCATTGATGTGACAACGAAACAGAATTTTGCGTCGGACTTGTCTTGTCGTTTAGCACCGAGGTCAAAAAACACCGAGCTGTCAGCGTCAAAAATAGGCTCTATGCGTATGCGTTGGCGGTCATCTTCTGGGTCTTCATCGTCCTCGTAGGTGGTACGCAAGCGCCAGGCACCAATGCCGCCTCCAACAGCTTCCTCAAAAGCGTTGTCATAGGCTTCATCTGCCACGGATGCTTGCTCATCTGCGCGGTATAACCCGTCGCAAACCTCGGCCAGCTTGTCATTGTCTGTGCCGTCTTTGGACACAAAGTCCACGGTGATGCGGTTGTTGCGGTACTCGTTGACCACTCGAATCACGGACAGCATGATTTTATTAACCTCAAACTTGGGCTTGTTCTCGTACTGGTCCCAAAGTGGGCCTTCCCACTGACTGCCTGCCAGCGAGTAGAAGCGACGGTCTTGCAAGCACTGAAGGCGCTCGTCACGCAATGCGCTTTGAACATCATCAAATTGCATTAGTGCCTCATCATGCAAATTAGCAAGTCGCTGGTCGTTTGAAAGTCTGGCCATGTTAAATCCTCATTTTGTGCAATTTTCTCACCATTTGTGCATGGTGGCAATTGGCGTGAACATCGCCGGTTTTGTTATGGCTGCGCGTCTGACACCTTCGCAGGCGTAACGCAACGCATCTATGACGTGGTTCTTCTTGTCTTCAAGCACTGGCAGGATTTTACCCGTTAATGCGTCTTGCTTGTAACTGTACAGCATAAGTTCGTCAATAGTGTGGATGCAGCGAGGGTGAACGATGATGTCGTAGTTCTTTAAAAACTCAATGCCCTCCTCTACCGACTTCGGCCCTTTGACTGCTGTCATTATCTTAGGAAAGCCGTTGCGCTTCATGTGGCTGATGGTCTCCGGTCTTGCTGAGTCTGCAACGATTGGCCACTTTTCTGCCTCTGGCACCTGCATAAACAGTTCTGGCGTGTTGACAATCTCACAGCCGACCATGTAAGCCTCATAGTCAATGTAGAGCTTGCGCCCAATGATGTGGCAACGCACCAAGGTGGTTGGGTCAACAGCGAAGCCCCAGTCAGCGCCGAGCCGGTGAATAGCGTCTGTTGGAGCTTCAAAGTCGTCTACAACCCAGTTTTTAAACACGCGGCTGTTGCTGTTTGTTAGATACCCACCCATCCAAACGTGCAAGTATTTGTCGGGGTCGCGACGCTTGTCGTACTCCATCTCGTCACGCAAAACGGTTGGAAACCACGGGTTATCAGTAAAGTTAACCTTAATAACGCTTGCGTCTTTTGGTGGTGTCGGGCCGCGTAAGAGAAAGTCAACTGGGTCGGACTGTTGTCTTGGGTTCCACGTAAACCATAATTCACTGTCGGGCTTGCGAATAGTTGGCCGCAACAAGTCAAGGCTGGTCTGGCTCAGGCTTTGGGCTTCCTCCACCCAGGCGCAGTCGTAGCCCTCCAGCGACTTAATACTGTCGGCGGTGTGATTCTGCATACCTTGGAAAATAATCGCGCCATCGGCCTTCTTGGACTTAATAACCGCATCCTGCACCTCAAAGTAGGCTCCAGCGTTCATGGCTTGAATCTTAATCTCCAGCAAGCGTTTGACTGACTGGCTGAGTGACTTTTGGATTTCACGCACGCAAACACTGCGCCGCTTCTGATCCATAATGTGGGCCTCGATCATCATCTCAGCAAAGGTGTGCGACTTACCAGAGCCTCGGCCACCGTGAGCGCCTTTGTAGCGCGAAGGCCCCAGCATCGGTAGCGCCCAGGCTGGGGTCTCAATGCGCAGGGTTGTCACTTGCCGACCACCACGCGCTCGATCTTGCGGTACTCGATGGGTGCTCCATCAACGCCGCTGTGCTCGTGGTGCTGCACTTCCTTCCAGCGCATCTGGGTCTTGCTCCACCAGATAGCTGCGGTCGTGTCGCCTGCCATGGCCTTCTGGAATAGGGTTTTCCCTACCTGCCCGTTGGCTTTGGCTTTGCCGGAGATTAGCTCGGTTGCAAAGTGCTTGCGCAGAGTGTCGGTGTCAATGCCGTTGCGCACCAGGACTGCAATCTGCTCGATTGGAAGGCCGTAGCCGGACAGCGCTTCGACCTGTTTGCGCTCGGTATCAGTCGGCTCAAACGGCTTGCGGCCTGCGCCCTCCCGAGCGCCTCCATTGGGGCCAGCCTTTTTTACAACCGATTTTTCAGTTCTTGGTTTCTTTGTTGCCATCTTTTACCTCCGCGAAAGGTTCGCCAGTTTCTGCGTGAGTTGCTATTTTACCTGTAAAGTCTTGCCTTGGTTGCCTACCTTAGCCATAAGTTTTCATTAGTGAATCAGCCATTTCAATACTCATAACGGCAACCATCTCAACCCTAAACTTTTTTGGATTTGGCACGCCTTGCTGTCGTTTAATTGCCTTGGCTTTGTGAATGTATAAGCAACCCTCCATTGGAGAGCCATCGTGGTCATGCACAACACACCATCTTTTACATGGAAGTATTTTCATACGCCTACTTTTAACCACTGGTCACGGACTGCACAAGCTACCGCCTCTGTCATCTTAGGAGGTACACTCATGCCAATCATGTACTTACCAATGTTGTTTGATTTAGCCTGATAATCATCTGGGAATGAGCCAAGCCGCTTCCACTCTCTATAAGTTAACTTCCTGCATTTATCCCAATGCCTAATAACATCCGTAGCAATAACTGTTACTGATGGTTTTTCTTTATTTAATCTAACCATGTTAAATCCTGATGGTTTACCTTGTAACCTTTCCCATTCTTTAGAATAACTGCTGCCAGGCTTAGTGCCTGGCCAAAACTGAATGTCTGTTGCGGTTGCTTTGGTTTCTTTTAGCTCATCATCAGTTAATGCCTGCAAGTCTTGAGTGGCCTCTCCTGCGCTAATCCATTTATGAGTTGGGGTTAGCTTTAGCGGCGGCACATCAATATCATTGCGAACAGCGCAAAAAAACACACGTTCTCTACGCTGCGGAACCCCGCAATCAGCCGCGTTTAACAAAAACAACTGTGGCCTATAACCAAGCTCTTTAAACCTTTGCATAACCATTTTTGTATAGCCTTTAGCGTTTCCGATTAGCATACCTTTAACGTTTTCAGCAATAGCAACTTTTGGCTTTAGCTTGCCTACAAGGTCAAGATAATCAAAAAATAAGTCAGACAATACTTGTTTAGATTGACCTTCCCTGAAATGCTTTTCTTTTCCCCATGATTTCTCACGGCTTCCTGCCATGCTAAATGTAGAACATGGAGGCGAACCGTCTAGAACATCAAGGTTATATAGCTCCTCAGGCAAATCTTTATTCAGCAATTCTCCAATAGGGCAAAGAAAGTAGTATTTAGGGTTAATATTTAGCTTGTAGTGCCACGCCATTTCTGGGTCTATGTCATTAGCAGCAATAACATCAAATCCAGCTCTTTTATAGCCCATGCTTGACCCGCCACCGCAAGCAAAGGTAGACATTACTTTTAAGTTGTGTTTAGGGATATTTTGTAGGTCTGCTATATCCCATGCGCAGTCTGGTTTATTTTTCATCAAATTCAAACCCACATTTTGGACACTGATGGCCTAACTTGTAGTCGTCTGGGTTAATTTCTTTAGAGCTGGTTTCAGGTGTTTCATTATTTGCAACGTATAAATTAAGTAAGCTGTTTATTTCAATTTGCGTAAAACCTGTTAGCTCAAGATGCAATTCTGTAAGGTCGGACAGCTCTATCTTTAACAATTCATCATCCCACCCAGCGTTCAAAGCCAGCTTGTTGTCGGCAATGATGTAGGCTTTCTTTTGCGCTCCAGTAAGGTTTGTCAGCCGTATGCAGGGCACTTCGTCAAGCCCTAGCTTGCGTGCCGCCATAGTGCGCCCGTGGCCAGCAATGATGCCGCCCTCTGCGTCTATCAATATAGGGTTTGTGAAGCCAAACTCGCGTATGCTCGCGGCTATTTGCGCAACTTGCGCGTCTGAGTGCGTTCTGCTGTTCCTGGCATAAGGTATTAGCGTTTCAAGAGCAATATATTCTAAATTGTTCCCGACTTTATCCATTGTCGTCATGGGTTCTCCATTGGTAAATCCAAAGTAAAACCATCATACCAAAAAAAAGACCACTGCGTTAGTGGTCTAAAGTCGCTACAAACGACTAGGAGAAAGAGCCTTCATTGTAGCCTCTCTTTGTTCAGCCGTCTAGCCTCTGCGTTGTAGTGCCTGGCAATCTCAACCAGGCCTTCTTTGGTGTACTTTCTTAGCGTACTGTCAGATTCGAGTAAGTTAAGTTGATGCTCGCCAATCTGCTCTAGAAGTCGCTTGCGATACTCAACAACGTTCCCGCCAAGCCAGTTATTGCAATGCTTGCATTGACCATGCACGTTGTCTTCGACAAACCTCATGTGCGGAGCTGAACCAACCGACCTGTAATGTCCTGCGTCAAATGTGTTCGGCGCGTCTCCTAGAGGCTTGTCACACGATACGCAAGGCTTGCCTGTATCTCTGGCTCGGATGTACGAATTAAACGCAGCCTGCGCCTTCTTGACCAACTGCGGTTTGGTTTGCAGTGCATCCAGCTTTAATTTTGTTTCTTGCTTGTCTTTCTTGACTTTAACCGCCTTGACCAGTTGCATAGCACACGATGGGCTGCAACATGTCTGTAGCGGTCTGGCTGGTTGAAACGTATTTTTGCAAACCTTGCACTTCTTTGTTTTCATTCTCCCACCTCAAAACCTTTGTCTGTTGCCCAGCAAATTAGCCACTCTGTGAATTCGCTTGCGTCTGCCTTATTAAATTTGCGCGACTGTAGACCTAGTTGAACCACCCTTTGACCGTCTAAGCTCGGCGCCACCTTGCCTGCTGACCTGCCAGTCTCGCTTGCCCACTGGTCAATCAAAAACCGTTTCCAGCTTTCGCCATCCCACTTAGCGCCCGCATGGTTTGCCTGCTTTGCAATCTGGCCAATAATTGCGTGGTACATCTCATTTTGTGGCTGGCTGCGAGTCTCGCTTGTGACTTCCAAAGTAAATTTCTTACCCCCCATAAAGTGGGGCTTCATCTTTTGATAAATGTCCGTTACCACCTGGTGCGCCTGTTGCGCATTGTGTAGCGTTATTTTCATTTTCTGTTCTTCTCCAATGTCATTAGCGCCCTAATATCATCCGCGTACTTTTGACCATATTTTTTAGCCAATTTATCCATCACACCCCTAAACCACTCTGGCGCTTTTTCAGCTTGCCACTTGTAGCTGTACACCAACTCGCGAGCTAAACCCTCGTCAGCGGCCTGTTGCGACCTTTTAGACTCGATGCTTTGTTGCACTCGACGCTCGGCTTGCTCTTTCTTTGTGCCATAGGGGATTAAAGACAACGCTTTTGCTTTTCTGTAAGTTTTGAATTCACTTTTAGTTGATGGACATTTTGGATTCCATCACCGTTTAAATTCTTTGACCTTGCCTTGCCACCGACAGTTCCAGCTCTTGAACGTCTAAAACTGGTGTCATCGCTAATAATACTTTTTCCAATAAACATTGTGAAAGCATTTGGTATTGGTTCTTTTTTCATATAGCAAGCCATAAATTGAGTGTAATTAATCCGCAAGTGACAAGCCCGACTGCAAACAGAATTACAGCCACAACCGATAGTTTTACTAAAACATTGCGCCAGCGTTGCGGTCTTTGATGTTGATAATTAATGTATGGCTCTGCGTCTACCGGTATTTGACTTGCCCTAACTCGGCGTTGTAGCCAAGCATTTGTTCTTCTAATTTCTTTTTCTGCGCTCATTTCTTTCTCCTGTGATATTTATAAAAAACGTGGAAACCAATTACCTCTGTCATTTCCAACCTGCCCGCCCAGCGAGGGTAGACAGCTAGGGTATGGTAGTGCGTTGACTTTCTTGTGTTGTCCTTCAACCCACCTGCAATTGCCTTAGCCACTACCCGCTGCACTTTCGGCGTGTACGCCACCAACCTTGGGTTCCGCGCTCTGTAATCGTTTGCCCAACTAAACTGCTTGCTTTGATAAACCACTTTGCAGATTGAGTTTGGCCAGCGCTTACTTGCGACCCTGTTTAATACCACCGAGGCCACTGCCCTGATGCCAGCCAGACTTTCACCCCTTGCTTCATAGTGCAGGTTGTCAGCCAGGCACTTAGCCTGCTTGCTGTAAGGCACAGCCAACGCCAATGTCGGCAGCATCAACAAAGCCAGTAGTGGCTTAAGCACTGCCTCTTGCCATGATATATTTTGCGGCATGTAACCAGTAATTGTTCACGTGTTCATCTCCTTGAGTTTTGCTTCAATGGCGTGTGCAAATTCTACATATTGCATTGAGTCCACTTGCTTGTAAACACTCCATATCTAATCAGCCGTCAGCCCAACCCAAGGCTTGTGTGGTTGTGGTGACGTGTAAAGCGGGGCGCACTCCTCGTTGTCCAAGAACTCGTCCTGCTCCTCGGCAGACATTTGAGCAAAGGTCTGGAAGTGATTCTCACCGCAGCATTGAAACCGCACTTTCTCACCACCACAGTAGCAACAGTACTGTGTGCTGTCTTCCATCATCTCTTGTTGTGTCATTTCACGTTTTCCTTGTCATTTATAACTTTTACCTTTTTTGACCTCAGTACATCGCGAACAATACGCTGCGACCTGTCTAACTCACCCACCGTCACGATTTCTAATTGCTCGTCGTGTAATTGGATTGCCTCGTCCAATGTTTGCATCTCAGCACCCTTCAAGATGTAGTGGTCTGTCCTCATACCGCGTTTGCAGACCTCCAGAAGGGCGTCTAGGCCGTTTTTTGCAACAAAAGCATACTCAGTACCAAACCCCATCAAAACAAGCGCCTCGCACGTGTTTAAAGCGCTTATCAGTACATCCAGCTCTTTTCGTCTTGCCTCGCCTTTGACAAGCATTGCCAGGGCATTGTGGTTCTTCAACTTCAGGGTCAACAGAGAGCCTTCGTGCTTTGCAACTGGTGTAATGCTTTCAATCACAAAAGCCAACGGGTTGACTAAGACAGGTTTAGGCTTGTATTTGCTTTGTTTTTTCATATTCTTGCTCTGTAATCTCACTAACAATGTACAACGCTTGGTTGATTATGAATACAGGGTAATCCCTACCTTCACGCACCAAATCAAGTATTTTTCTTGCTTGGTAGCAGTTCATTGCAAAGCCTCTTTAGCAAAGCGTATGCTTGTTGGGTTTGTCTTTTTCCCATCTTCATAGCCTTGCAATATTCGCTTTGCCCAAGCCTTGTGGTCAACCGGCAAGGCTTTAGTGACCAATTGCTTGAGGTCTTGCAACTTTGACAGCTCACGAGCCAAACGCTCTGGGTCTGCTTTTGGCTCTGGCAACCTTGGTGCTTCAGGTGCTGGTGAACGTCGGCACAGGTTTCTAAACTCGATGATGTTGGGCGCTCGCTCTGGCAGGTTTTCCAAAGCCCATGCCAACACTTCAAGCCGCCCACCGTAACCACTTAACTCGTGTGCCCACGCTGTCTTTACATCAGAAAGCGGAACGTCAGACCACTGGCGCGACCACGCCGAACCATAAGTTGCGGCCAGGCGTTCAAAAAGCCTGTCAATTGCTTTGATTGATATACTCATTTCAACTCCAATACGCTAGTGTCAACGTCAATAAAAGATTGTGATTCTGTTGGCCACTGCCTGCCGGTCATTTCCTCCCAACGCTTTTGCTTTGCGAGCTGGTCACGCTCGGCAAAACTTAGGGTCTGTGCCTGGCTGCTTGACTTTTTTGCCACCCATATAGCCTTAAAAGACTTCCAGCCACGTATCACTGTTTCAGACAATGCATCTTCCAAAGTCCAGCCAGCCTTATCGGCTTCTTTTTGTATTCCAGCAACAACCAATTTGCTGACTGTCTCCTTTTTGCGTTTGCGGTGAGCAACAAATTCATCCCAAACTGACTGTGATACGCCGTCAGGCGGTGCAACGCTAGTTGCTGTCTTATCTTTGGTTAATGGTTTATGGTTTGTGGTTAGTGGTTTGTGGTTAGGGTTATTTTGGCTTTCGTCTGGGTTCCCATCAATAACCGACTGGGTTTTCTTTGGCCTACCGCCTAGCTTCCCGTTGGTGCGATTTTTATCAGCTTGGCCGTGATACTCATTAATTTCCAACCTAATCCGTGTTTGCGAGTATCCCTCATTGCCCTTGGCAAAGAAGTCTGACAACACATTCAGCAATGAGGTTTCATGCTCAGAACCGAGGCGTAACCGACGCATAACCACTTGGGTTTCAAGCGGTATTGGTTGCTCATCTAGGTATTGCCAATCAATTAGCTGGCGATAAATGCCATGCTCAATTGTTGTGAGGTGGCCGGTATCCTTGCGATAGTCGGCGATGTTGAACTTGTAATAGTGCATAAAGCATTTCCGCGTAATTCCCAGAAAAGAAACGACAGCAGGCGGGGAATTCGCTTTTCGGTCTGCTCATGACTTCAGACCTAGCTGGGTTTCAAAATATTATACGTTAGTCACTGCAACCCACAGGATAAAGCTCTGAAATTAGTTTGTATCGCGCAGTTGTCGCGTCAGCAATGACAGCGTGTAGCCAGTGGATGGCCGCCTCGTCCGTTGTGGGCTTGCGGCTCAGTAGCGCCTCAAGGTCTTCAATGTAGTTTTCTAATGTATTCATGCTCAATTGTGAGTACAGGAAATTATTTTCGTAAATAGGGGTAAACACCTATATAAAACGTGTTTTTTCTGCGTTAAAATAAACTCGTCAGCAACACAAACAGGAGAACCAAAATGAAACAAATTTACTCAGTAAACAACCAAGGCGCTGAAAAGATAGCGGCTTTGGTCAGCAAGCTCAGTGACGAGTACATCGACGCGATGCTTGAGCTGGAGGAGGCAATGGAGTCTGGCAACCAGACCACCATCTTAATTAACGGCCAGGAGTTGACGCTTGGCGCAGAAGATTTTGACGAAATCAAAATCGCATACTAGGAGAAAATATTATGCAAAAAATAGCACAGGCTTTTGTAGCCGCCAAACGTGAATTTGCACCAGCGCTCAAGACCTCAACCAACCCACACTTTAAGAGCCGCTACGCTGACTTAGCTGGCTGCATGGAGGCAGTCAATGATGCTTTGCTGGCTAATGGCATTGCGCTGTACCAGGAGACCAGCGAAGACAGCACCGGCGTGACAGTTGAAACCGTGTTCTTGCATGAATCAGGCGAGACACTGCGCGGCGGCAAACTGCACGTTCCTGCTAGCAAACAAGACCCCCAGGGATACGGTTCGGCACTTACATATGCCAGACGCTACTCGGTAATGGCGGCTTGCGGCATAGCGGCAGAAGACGATGATGGTAATGCGGCAGTCAAAGCAAAGCCAACCAAGCCAGCAGTAAAGCAAATCAGCGAGCAAGACTTAAACCTGGCGCTTAATAGCGTTGCACACGCTCAAACGCTAGACGACCTAAAGAGCGTTTACACAGAGGCAATTAAGTTTTGTGGCTCAGACGATGCGGCCAAGGCTCACGTTATTGCGTCAAAGAACCAACGCAAAGAGGAGTTGTCAGCATGAGCGAACAAGGCACGCCAGAATGGTTTGCGACCCGAATTGGCCTGGTGACTGCCAGCCGTGTAGCTGACCTCATGGCTAAAACCAAGTCAGGTTACTCAGCCAGCCGTGACAACTACATGGCGCAATTAGTGTGTGAGTTAGTTACCGGCCAGCGCGAGGAGTCTTACAGCAACGCATCGATGGCATGGGGTAATGAGCAAGAACCTTTTGCACGCGCAGCATACGAGGCCAAGGCGAACGTTTTGGTTGACGAAGTAGGGTTCATACTCCATCCGACAATTGCAGGCTGTGGAGCTTCACCTGATGGACTGGTGGGTGACAGTGGCCTGGTTGAGATTAAATGCCCAAACACCAACACCGCACTAGAGGCTTGGTTGAAGTGGGCGGACGACAAGAATCCGGTAGCTAGCAAGTACAACGTTCAAATGCAGATGCAGATGGCTTGTACTCAGCGCAAGTGGTGTGACTACGTTATTTACGACCCTCGAATGCCCGAAAAAGCTCAGTTGTTGGTTGTGCGCGTAGACCGCGACGATGCTTTTATTGCAGATATGGAGTTGGAAGTAACACGGTTTATTGAGGAGTTAAACAAAAAAGTTGTCAAGCTCAAAGCGGCAATGGAGGCGTTATGACTGCAATTTATCAAATTCAAAAATATTTAATGTCTGGCAAGTCAATAACATCGTTGCAGGCTTTAAATAAATACGGCTGTTTTAGACTGGCTGCTGCGATTCATAAGTTACGCAAAAATGGAATGTCAATAAAGACAGAATACGTCACAAAAAACGGTAAAACGCTTGCAAAATATTTTTTAACCACCGAGGAATAATCAAATGGCATATGAACAACGCGACAACTCAGGCTCACTTTTCAAAAATGACCGCAAAGAGAAAGACAACCACCCAGACTACAAAGGCACTTGCATGGTGGGTGGAGTGGAAATGTGGATGAGTGCATGGCTAAAGACAGGCGCAAACGGCACGAAGTTTATGTCGTTCAGCTTCCAGCCCAAAGACCAGCAGCAAGCGCCAGCACGTCAAACACTACCGCGTCAAACACCACAAGCAGAACCAATGCTTGATGATGATTTGCCGTTTTAAGAGTAGACATGTGGCCTTACATATTTGTCGGCTGGATAATATCCGCTTGGCTCACGCATATCATCACCTGCCTGCTGGATGGCTCGTGGGGCTTTCTAATAGCAGGTGCGCTGTTGTTCCCAATCGCTTGGGTACACGGCACGCTAATCTGGTTTCAATAGGAGTAAATAATGGAAAAAGAACTTAAAGAGTACGTCAGCTTGCGCGTACCAAAGCCACTGCACACCAAGCTGGTTTCCCTGGCAAAGCAAAATGAGCGCTCGTTGACTGCTCAAATCGTGTTTTTGCTCAAAAAAGCAATAGGGTAAACACCTAGAAAAATAACTTAATAAACCTCCTGTTTGTCCTGCATTTGTGTGTAAAATAAATACAGGACAAACAAAAAGGAGAAAGCAAAATGGACTTTGATAGTCAAGACGAATACGAGGAATACCTAGAGGCTCGTCAAGAGCGTGACGACTGGGAACACGAACAATACGACATCGAGAAAGACCGCAGAAATGAGCAATAAATTTTTAGCCAGCCTTGGATTATCGTCCTACATCGAACTTGCAGTAATTGTCGC